AACTACACGGCGCCGCAGCAAGTGGAGCGGTGGTTGTTGGAAAAGTACAACGCGCTCTTCGCCGCGATTGACGAGCGGCTGCGCGCGCAGTCGAAGCAAGTGGAGGCCCGGTCATGAGGTGCACCGCGTGGCCGAAACGCCCCACCTACTGGCAGAAGGGTGCAATCGCCTATGCGTCGATACCGTTCACGTGGGGCCTGCCGGAGGTGCGGACGCGCATAGAGTGCGATCTCTTCGCTAGCAAGTGGGTTGTCGGCGGGCCGGCGGTTGAGTTGATGCCGAGATTCTTCAAAGGGCTTTCGAACGTTAGTGTGGGCGGCAAAATGTCAGGCGTTCTCCAACGCGTAAACCCAGAAGCGACTCGGACGTCAGCGGGCTGTCCACGGCAGTGTGGGTTCTGCGCAGTGCCGCGGGTTGAGGGGCGCTTCCGAGAACTCGACGACTGGCCGGATCTTCCAGTGATCTGTGACAACAACCTCTTGGCCGCAAGTCGAGAACATTTCGACCGGGTGATTGAGCGGCTGGCGGGGCATGAGTGGTGTGATTTCAACCAGGGGCTCGATGCGCGGTTTCTGACTCAGGCGCATGCTCAGGCGATAGGCGGGCTTAAGGGCGCGATCGTTCGTCTGTCCCTGGATAGCGCCGGTTACGCCGAAGCATGGGTGCGCGCCTACTCTCGGCTGCGGGCGGCTGGCGTGGCAAAGGCGCGGCTCCGCACCTACGTACTGATCGGCTACAGGAGCGGACCGGCTGAGGCATGGGCGCGGTGTGAGTTCGTTGAAAAAAGAGGAGTGAAGGCGTTGCCGCAGTGGTTTCACCCGCTCAATGCGATGTGCCCGAATGGGGTCACGCCGCTGCAGCGAGCACTGGGTTGGACGGAATCCGAGCGTAAACGAATCATGGGGTGGTTTTATCAGCATCGCGGAAAGCCGCTGGAGGCCCGGTCATGAAACGCGCAATACTGGGGCAAGTAGGATGGGCGAAGACGCGCGTTGCGCTGCCGGAAGTGAGCATGCCGGCGGCCCCGGCGAAGCGCCGCCGCGGTGCAACTGACGGAAATCAGTGGGCGCTGGACTACTTCCCGGAGCGGTACTACTACCCTTCGGCGTTTCACCTGGAGTTCTGGGCCGATCTGCAGCGGGTCATTCTCGGCCGCGGCGTGCAGAAGACCTCACGGGCCGCGCCCCGCGGGCTGGGCAAAACCACGCTCACTTGGCTCGCGGCGCTGTGGGCGGCTCTGTACGGCCATCGCAATGTCATCGTGCTGATGGCTAAGAAGCAGGCAAATGCCGAAGACCGGCTCGAAACCATCAAAGACCAGATCCGCACGAACCAGCACCTCGCCGAGGACTTCCCGGAACACGCCGGGTGGGTTGCGCGATTCGGCGGCGACCCCCGGCTCTGCCCGGCGGGCTACAAGTGGGCGCGCGACGAGATCAAGCTCCCCAACGGGGCATGGATCGTTGCGCGGGGTCTGGACGGCGCCGTTCCCGGACTGATACGCGATGGGCGCCGGCCGGATCTCGTGATATTCGATGACCCCGAAGACGCGTTCTCTGTCCGCTCGCCGGCGGAGTCTGCGGCGATAGAGGCCGGTATCCGCACCACGTGTTACCTGCATGAGGTCGGCGGCAACTGCGGGTACGTGATGGTCACGACGATCCGCGCCCCCGGCAGCATCAGCGACCGCTACACGGACCCAGCGCGAGAGCCGGCCTGGCGCGGTAAGCGGTACCGGGCGCTCGTCGCGCCGCCGACAGACAGCGGGTTGTGGAAGGCGTTCCGCGAGCACTGCCGACAGACCGCGGAGCCGCTGCCGTCCCCCGCTGACGACGCCATCGCTCAGGCCGCCGCGGGCATCAGCGCCGAGGAGTGGAAGGATCTGCCGCCGGGAACCCGGTCGGCGCTGCGGATCTACGGCGCGCACCGCGCCGCGATGGACGCTGGCGCGCGCCTGATTGACGACCGCCGATTCCGGTTGTGGGAGTTGGAGGAACTCCAGGCTACGCCAGAGGGGGTTCTGGAGTTCCGATGCGAACGCCAGAACGACCCGCCGCCGCCCGAGACCGCCCCCGTCGTACTCTCGACGGCCGTACTCCGCGAGTGTTGCACTGGCGGTCCGGAGGGCGTCGTTCCCGAGTGGGCGTCGTATCTGACGCTGGCCGTGGACTGCGGGCTGCACCGGCTCCATTGGGAGATTGACGCCTGGCCGGCTGACGGCGCGATGTGCGCGATGATTGCATGCGGCGTCGAGGACACGGCCGTGGACGCCGGCGCACAGTACGCCGTTGCCGACGAGGCAACCCGCCCCGTCCTCGTCGAGACCGCCCTGACGGCGGCGCTGACGCGGATTGCCGACCGCGCGGACGCTGGCTGGCGCCGCGGCCCGGAGGTTCTTGTGCCGCGGGTTTGCGGCGCCGACGTCGGTGGGCAGGCCGGCGAGTGGGCCTGGTATGAGTCGGTCCTCAAGTTTTGCGCGAGCCGCGCTGGCTGGCTGGGGCTCAAGGGGCAGGCGTGGTCACACCCTGTACTGGTTCGAGCCGGCGGGAAGAACTGGATCTGTGAGCAGGGCAATAACCCCTATGGCCGGATAGACGCCAACCCGGACCACTATAAGAGCGTGGTTTACGAAGGCTACACTAAGCACACGCGCTTGCTCCACGCCGCCGCGTGGGATATGTACCTGGCGCACCAGGTTGCCGAGGAGAAAGACCCGCTACGCGGCAAATGGGAGTATGTGCGCAACGCCCGCGGTAAGCGCGTACAGCGACCGAACCACTTCTTCGACACGGCCTGGATGGCGACGTGTCTTGCAGAAATCGTACGCGTTGCCAACGCGGCAGAACACGGCACACACGACCCGAAACCAGCGCATATCCACGTCCCCACTACCGGACACCAACCGGACGCGCTACTTTTCTAAGAATGTTTTGCTTTTTTCTGCGCTGAATTTCAGAATCCATACGGCAAGGACTATAGAGAGAGAGCGGCTCGGCGTGATGGGCACACGCGCTGTCTTCGCATTTTGACCGACCATGGACGCGCTAGGCAGCAAGTCGGTTCGATTCCGGCGGCCGCTATCAGGGAGAACGAATGGCAATCACCCCCGCAACCGTCGAAGCCTACCTGGAAACCGCAAACACGGCCCTCGACGGCGACGACTACGCCGCTGCTCGCAAGGCTGTGATTCAGGCGCGCATCGCCATTGCGCGACTGCCGGACACTGAAAAGGGCGGCGTTGGGATTGAGTGGGATCGGCGGTGTGCGGACATCCTGGACGCGATCGACGCCCTACAGAATGGCGCTGGCGATGGCCTTGCGCAAGGCTTTACTCCGCAACCGGAGACGCTCTAAGTGGGATTCCCTGAGAGCTTGAGCGCGGTCCTGGATCGGTGGTTGCGCGCGTTTGCGCCCCGCTGGGCGTTGGCGCGACAGCGCGCGCGCATAGAGGCTGGCGCGCTCATGAGTGAGCAGACTCGCCCCACGTACACCGCATCTATGGGCGGTGCACAGCATCCCGACACGGACCTTATCCCGGACTCTGGCAAGCAGCGCCGTCGCTGCACGCTGGCCTACTACAACAACCCAATCGTCAAGGGTATTGTCGATAGCGAGGTTCGCCAGACGATCAACTCCCTGCAGGTGCAAGCGAGCACCGGCGATAAAAGCACAGACGACAGGATCGAGGATGAGTGGCGCCGTCGGCTGGATGATGGCGTGCTTGAGACGGTACAGCAGGCGGTGCGGCATCTGTTGATTGACGGCGGTTGCGTTCCGCGCCCGCTGGGCACGATTGCGGACCCGGTTGACTTCGAGGTTCTTCCCTACCGCCGCATCAAGACGCCCTACTTCAGCGGGTCTGATGCGCCGGCGGTGCGCGATGGCTTCGAGTACGACGCCTCGGGTAAGCCGATTGCTGTGTACGTGGAGTCTGAGGAGTCGTCTTACGATGCGGTGTATGCAGGCGTAGACTATACGCGCGTTCCGTTGTTTTCACACATCGTCCTCCCGCGGCTCGCCGGCCAGACGAAGGGCCTTTCGTGGTTTCACGCGGCTATTGCGCGGCTTGAGATGGTGAATCGCTGGATGCTCGCGCTGCTTCACAGCGCTGAACTGCATGCGTACGTGGTGGCGATTGTGCGTACCGGCAACGCGCCAGGCAGTACGCTGCGCACGGCGTTGGGCAGCGAGAAAGACTCGGCCGGCGAGCGCGACGTTCTTACTTACGCCAAGGAGCACAGATTCCTATTTCTGCCCGAAGGGCAGGATTATAAGCTCCTACAGGCGTCCGCGCCGCAGATCGCGGAGTTTCTCGTTTGGAATCTGCGGTTTATTGCGCGCGCGCTTGGCGTTTCGTTCGAGCGCCTTACGTATGACCTGAGCAAGACGAGTTTTTCCTCCACGAAATTCGGCGATCGCGACGACCGTATTACCGTCGCGGAGCACCAGCGCCTTGTAGAGCGGCACCTACTTCGTCCACTCAATGTCCGTCTTCTGGCCGGCATGCACTTGCGGCCGGGGATGCCTGGCGGCGCTTTTGCCGCAGACCCCGACGGATACGCGAAGCAGGTGCGCTTTGCGTTGCCGGGCCGTCCCCCGGTAGATGAGCTCAAGGCGGAAAAGGCGAATGTCCTTGCTTTGGCGAATCGTACTGCCAGCAGGAGCCGCATCGCGGCGGAGCGCGGTTTGGACTATGCGGAGGTGAAAGAGGACCTGTGCCGAGAAGACCGGCAGTGGTTCGAGGCGCGCGTACAAATGTGGAAGGACTTGGGATTTTCTGAGTCGGACGCGCGCGACTATGCGCGGGAGGATGTGTTTGTTCGGGCGCGCGATAGAGTGAGCGAGCTGGAGGGCGATGATGAAGGTTCCTAAGTCGGTACAACTCACAGCGGGGCGCGTGACGCTCGCGGCGAGCGAGCAGGGCGAAGACGCTCCGCGGCGGTTCGAAATGCTCGCCTACTCAGGCGCTCCTGTGCACCTAATGGGGCAAAAGCTGGTCTTCGACCTGCAGGGCATGGAGGCGGCTTCTGAGAAGCTCCCGATCTATCGGGACCACGACGAGGCGCAGATCGCCGGATACTCGCAGAGCGTGGATATCTCGGCCGAAGGCGCCAAAATTACAGGCGTTCTCTCGCGCTCGACGGACGCGGGAAGGGCGGTTGCTGCGCTTGCCGACGAGGGATTTCCCTGGCAAGCATCGGTGGGGCTGGAAGTCGAAAAAACGGAGGAGATCGAGGCAAAGGCGACCAAGACGGTGAATGGATGTGAGGTGAGCGGACCGGCCGTAGTAGTGCGCCGGAGCGTGTTGCGAGAGTCGAGTTTTGTTCCTCTGGGCGCGGACGGGGCCACGAAAAGCGCTGTTCTGTCGGCCCGCGGCAGCAAGGAGAGTGTGGAAGTGGGCGAGGAAAACAAGGTGAAGCAGACGCTGGCCGAACTCCGCGAGGATGCGCCCGGCGTGTACGAACAGGCGCGCTCGGAGGCGCTGAAAGACGAGCGCGAAAGAGTGCTGGAGTTGCGCGCGATGCTGCGCGAGAGCGGGCTCGCCGAGGACGTGCAGGGGCGCCTGATGGCGCGGTTCGGCGAGAAGTCGCCGGAGGCTATGCGCGCGGAAATCAACCGCGTGGCGGCCGTTGAGGCGGCTCTGACAAGCGCGAAGATTGCGGGCCTCGACGACGAGGACATTGCGGCGCTGCGCCGCGATGTGGGGGACCTTCCGCAGGCGTCGGCGATCCGGATGGTGGAGACCGTCGTCAAGGCACGCGGCGAAGTAAAACGCCTCGTGGCCGACAAGGACCCCGCGTCCGACGGCCGCGACAAGGCGAGAGCCCCGGCCGTACACACTCCCGAGACGGCGCCCACCCCGATCGTGCTGGAGGCGGCCGCGTGTCTCGCCGGCAGTTTGGCCGGGGTCGAACAGCGGTTTGGTGAACAGACGCTGGAGGCCGCGCACCGCAGATTCCGCAGCCGAATCAGTCTGCAGGAACTGTTTATGGAAGCGGCCTGGGCGACGGGATACGAGGGGCGCACTTTCCGCACCGACATGCGCGGCGTCCTCGAGGCCGCGTTCAGCACGTTTGACCTGCCGGGCATTCTCGGCAACGTGGCGAACAAGTTCATGGAGGCCGGGTTTTCCTCTGTGGAGGATACCTGGCGCATCATCGCGGCGATCCGGAGCGTGATCGACTTCAAGCAGATCACGTCCTACCGGCTCACCGGCGATTTTCAGTACGACAAGGTTGGTCCCGACGGCGAACTGAAACACGGGACGGTCGGCGAAGAGTCCTACACCAACCAGGCGTATACTTACGGCAAAATGCACGCGATCACCCGCCAAGACATCATCAACGACGACATGGGGGCGCTGACGGTCATTCCGCAGCGCATCGGTCGCGGCGGCGGCCTGAAGCTGAACGACGTTTTCTGGACGGAGTTCATGGACAACAGCGCGTTCTTCAAG